AATAAATGGCAGACCTCTCAAGCATCCTTGGTGGCCCTTGGTCACCACCAGCAGAAAAGCATGTAGATGCCCCTGAAATACAACTTAAAGACGCGATGCTTGGTGCAGGGCTAAAGCCACCAGATACGCTACACCTTGATGGCAAGCTGCACCGCTTCAACAGTGGCACCAAAGGTGAGAAAGGCCACGACAAGCCTGGTTGGTACATAATTTTTAACGATGGCGTCCCGGCAGGGCGTTTTGGTTGCTGGCGCTCTGGCGTAGAGTTGACTTGGAAGGCAGACATTGGGCGTAGCCTGACAGTTGCGGAGGAAATGGCGCAGTCTCGCAGGCTCTCAGAGGCCAAAGCACAACGCGATGCAGAGCAGGCCAAAACCCGCGAGGTTGCCGCCAACACCGTGGATTTAATTTGGTCGCAGGCAGGGGCCGCAAGCCCAGAACACCCTTATTTACAGCGCAAAGGCATACAGCCCAATGGCGCACGGATTACAGGTGATGGGCGCTTGATGGTGCCTCTGTATAACTCAGACGGCGAACTTTCTAGCATTCAATACATTGCCGCTGACGGCGACAAGAAATATCACCCTGGTGGGCAAACAAGTTCCATGTTTTGGATGCTTGGCACCTTAGACGATGCCGACACACTCTACATTGCCGAAGGCTTTGCAACAGCAGCCACAATTGCAGAAACAACGGGCAAGCCTTGCGCGGTGGCGTACAGCGCAAGCAATTTGGTGCCTGTGACGGGAATTCTTAAAGCCGCACATCCGACATTAGACATTTGCATTGTTGCCGACAATGATGCAAGCGGCGTAGGCCAGCGTTATGCCGAGCAAGCCAGTGCTAAATTTGGGGTACGCATGACCATGCCGCCAATTGAAGGTGACGCCAATGATTACGTTAAAGCAGGGCACGATTTGGCACTGCTTTTAAAGCCGCAAATAGCAACAGACTACCTAATCCATGCCGATGGCTTTTCAGAGCAGCCAGCGCCAATTTCGTGGCTTGTAAAGCATTGGATACAAGACCAAGCCTTGGTCATGGTGCATGGGCCTAGCGGCGGCGGCAAGACCTTTGTCACCTTAGATTGGATGCTGCACATTGCCAGTGGAAAAGCAAACTGGTTCGGACATAAAGTCAAAGCTGGAAACATGGTGTATTTGGCTGGTGAAGGACACCACGGACTGCGCTCACGTATAGCGGCGTGGAAGCACCACAACAGCGTTACAAGTCTCAATATGTGGGTCAGTAAATCAGGCGTAGACCTTAACACCGCCGAAGGTTATTTAAAGGTGCTGGAAGCGGTCAGGGCGCTCAAGATCAAGCCAAGTGTCATTACCGTGGACACGCTGCACCGATTTATGGCCGGTGATGAGAACAGCGCACAGGACGCAAAGACCATGTTAGATGCCTGCGCGGCACTCATGCAAGAGTTTGGCTGCACCGTTATCTTGGTACACCATACAGGCGTCAGCGAGGAAGCCCAACACCGTGCCCGTGGTAGCAGTGCTTGGCGTGGCGCTTTGGACATTGAGATCAGCGTGATACCTGCCAAGGGCGACAAGTCCATTGAGATCGTGCAGCGTAAGAGCAAAGACGCCGAGATGGCAGCGCCAGTCTATGTCAACCTCGAATCTGTGGCGATACTCGGCTGGTTTGATGAGGATGGAGATCAGGTCACCAGTGCAGTGGTGGTTAAAGGCGAAGCGCCAGAAGGAAAGAGCAAAGGTGATTCACTTGGTTTTTCATCATTTGAACGTGCATGGTTTGCCACTGGTGCAGAAGATCGAGGCGGCGCGCCGTATCTTACCCACAGCGCATTTTTTGATTGGGCATTGGTTAACGGTTTGAAAAACAAGAACTATAAAAAAGACAGCTTGAGGGCACAAATACCAGCAGACAAAACCAAGGGCAAGTACATAGGGCCGCTGATTGAAGCCAAGTTGATTGAACTTCATGAGAACGGCTGGATTGTCATTGACCCCGGCACGGCATCAGGAATGATGTTGAAGAAATAATTTATTTGTGATAAACTTTCCAACATGAACAAATCAACACATATTTTTGAAGTGATCGGGCATAGCACATTAAATAAATGTAGCGGTCATGTATGGCAGGGAGAGGGAAGATGCCCTTATTGTGCCAACGACCAACTTAACCGCCAGCGAAATCAAGAAATCATAACCAAAGCGTTGGAAATTTTAAACACGGAGTTATTTAAAAAATTTAAACATGAACAAAAAACTCATCCAACTTAAAGCCAAGCTAAGAGCCGCGCAAGCGGAACTTGCTATCCGAACCCGTACAAACAACAGTGCGTCACGGGCTTACAACAAAGTTACAGCACACATTGCCGAACTGGAGGCAAAAATCAATGCTTACGAAAAAAAGATGTGACGAGTTATTTGATTACCAAAATGGTGTTCTTTACAGAAAACAAAAAACACGCGGCGCGTTAATTGGTGAAATTGCTGGAAATCAACGCAAAGATGGATATTTTCATGTTCGTGTTGATGGCAGCAGACAGTTGTGGCACAGAATTATTTTTGTTATGCACTTTGGTTGGGAGCCTGAAACCGTTGATCACATTGATGGCAACCCAAGCAACAACAAAATAGAAAATTTGCGAGCCGCAACCAGATCGCAAAATCAACACAATCGTCGTCAAAACAAAAATTGTTCTTCTGGAATTAAGGGTATTTCTCTTGTTTCCAATGGTTTGTGGTGTGCGCGAATAAATGTAAAAAAACAAATTGTGTTTAAACAATTTTTTAATGATCTTGAGCTGGCTAAGTTTGCTATTGAGGAAGCAAGAAGCAAGTATCACGGCAATTTTGCCAAACACACTTAAGGAGAAACAAAATTGCTGACATGGCGAAAATTTCAGAGTGAGTTGCCCAATTACAGCGAAGCCGATTTATTGGCTTTGTTGCAAGAGGAACGCAGCCAACACAAACGCGTGTCTATGCTTGAACGCATACACCAGCGTTACAACACTTTGCGTGTTGCCCGTGAACGTGTAGAACTTTTAAAAATTGGGAAAAGGCCGTGAAATCTTCACAAGAAATGTATGACGCAGGGTATGCCATACCTCAGTATGACATTTCAACTGTAAAACGAACGTGGCGTTACAAAGACAAGATTTTTACCACGCCGCATGACGTACCCGTTGAAAAAATAATGTGGAACGAGCATTTAATGGAATTTTTAAAAATGGAGAAGAATGATGAACGCAGTACCCGCTAAATACTTTGCATTCCCACCCTACCGAGCCGAAGACCTTGGCGGCAAGATGGGTTGGTGGGGCGTAATGAACCGTAATGGCTTTAATTGCTTGACGTTTTCCGATAAGCCAGGGGCAGTGGTGACAAGTGAAGAATGGGCAAAACAGATTGCAGCCGAGTGGAATGAAAGCAAAGAATTTGTGTATCTGCCTGATTTGTATGTAGCGCCTGTTATTACACGGTTGACGGACGCGCAAATGGACAAATACATTCGCAGCCAGCGGTTTATAAATGGCCTTTGGGTGTCACCTATTGTGCTGCTTGGCGGTGGAAAAAGTGCTGCTGCAATTGATGCTTATGTTGAAACTTAGACCTTATTTTGCCAATTGAAAAGATTGATAACAAATGACCAACTTTCAAACATGGGAGCAAAGAAATTTAGCAAAGTTTGCCGCAGAAGCAAACAAGAAAGTGTTAGAGCAACAAGAAGAAATCAAGGCATTGCGCGACGATTTACGTGTAGCACTTGACGCATATCGAAAACTACTTACAAAAGAAGAAACCAAATGAACATAATTCGATTAACCCAAGCGCGTAGCCTGTTCCCAGGCCAGCGCGGGTATCAGCGCCAATGGGCGCGTAGCATCCGACTGCTTGGAGCCAAATGGCTGCTGGCTACACTAAGGGGGCGCGTATGACTGATACAAACACAGGCTGGCGCAAGCGTCAGATTGCCTTGGACAAGAAGGCTGAGAATGCGCGTGAACTGGGGCTTGACTATGAGCCTAACAAAACAGTAATTGAGATGGCGCGTGAGGCTGGGTTTAATCTTGAACAAGGTTTTTTGTTGCGCGTTACGGGCATTGATGAAGACCTTGAACGCTTTGCCGCCCTTGTCCGTGCTGATGAGCGTAACAAAACATGGACGTCAGATCGGTGGACGGACTACGAGCGCTGCATTGCAGCAGCCGAGCGTGAGCAATGTGCAAAGGTGTGTGAAGAACTTGATAAAGCCGACGATACTGTTTATCGTGAGCTATCAGACGGGGGCGTTTGCGCCGCCGCCATTCGAAACAGGGGACAAGCATGACTAAAGAACTGAAACGCTTTGAAAAATGGTGGGACGCTGGTGATGACATCCCCAATGACGGGCCGTATACACCTGATACGCCAATCCAATTTGCATGGGCTGGTTGGCAAGCGGCCTTGGCACAGCCAGTGCAGGAGCCTGTGGCATGGATGCGTCAAGATGGTCAACGGGTTACGACTGCCAGCGATAGACACAACTATCCTGATTACGAAACTCGTTATTCAATTCCTCTCTACACCCACCCACCACAGCCAGCACCTGTGCAGGAGCCACCAGCATGGTTTCCTGCTGTTGAAAATATTCTAAAGGTGTATGGTTTGCAAGCAATAGATTTTGTGGCTGACTTTAAAGAAGCGATGAAAGATGCAGAGCAATCACATTGCACATGGGTAGGGCTGACGGATGAGGAGCGGCAAGATATTGCACTTGAAGTTCCGATGGATGCTGTATGTATAACTGAAACCAAACTCAAGGAGAAGAACACATGAACACTGAAGACGACGAGTTCAATCGCATTGAAATGGAGCAACGTGTCCGTGCTAAACAAAAAGAAATGTTTGGCATTCCGTTTGTAACAGCAGAAGAACTGGAACAGCTTTTAAGGGAAGAAAATGAAGTCCAGACACCACGCGATACGTGATTTGCTGGCGGCATCCGAAGATGGCCTTACGGTAACCGAAATAGCCGAGCATTTTGGCGCAACTGCTGACACTATCTGTAAGACGCTAAAAACCGTTTGTGGCGTGTACATTGACCGTTGGGCAGGGCCAAGCCGAGGTCAGTACACGGCGGTCTACATGTGCGTAGAAACGCCTGAGAACGCTCCACATCCTTAGGCGTAGGGGCGAGTTCCAGTGCGGTCAATAATCAGTTTACTCTTGCGTGGTGCAGCACCAACCACGTTGGGTATGCTGATGTGGGTCCATCGGTCAAATTCTCGAATGATTTGGTCATAGGGCAAGTTGATAAGTGCTTTGACCACTTGGTCAGGCGTCATTCCAGGTACTCGGAAGTCTGCCGCGCAGCCCAACCGGTGTTGAGAGGTATCTTTGGAACCAACAGCATCGTTGACCGCTTTAGATCGGAAGGCAGAGTTGACAATGATGGGCTTTCCTCCAAGTACTGTTTTGACTTGCTCAAGAAAGTTTGCAAGACGCTGAAGGTTACTGATTTCATTTTGTGTTGGAGTATTGTCAAGCTGGCGGTGATCCGTGTACGTTAGTTCCGCAAGTGTGAAATGCGGCGACAAGTTCATGTCCGCGCAACGCCGTTAAGTTTTTCAATTGTTCGCAAGCCGCCAATACCAAGCATACCCATTAACACAGGTGTCATTTCAGACAGATCAGCAGGGGCCAAATTCAAAGGATGTTCAAAATACGCCGCGGCAAATAAAGCAATTTTTAATCCAATCCAGTTCCAAGCGCAAGCCGCGCCGCATACCCAACCAATAAAGGGACGCCAACCGGACACAAACACGCTGGCGCTTGCCGCCTCAACCTTGTTGATTTCTAATTGCCCAGCCATAGCAGCCAGTTCGCCTGACTGCTGAAGTTTGACAAGTTCTAGTTTGGCCGTTGCCGCCTGCACAGGATCAGGCCACACCCGATCAATGACTTTACCGCCGATGTCAAGCAATGCTGATACGGGGTCAAGGCTCACTTATCAACCTTTGCATCTAGTTTGTCAAATATTTTGCCAAGCATTTCTTTGATGTCATCAATGTCTCGGCGGTAATCGTCCTTGGATACGTAGGTGCTGGGCATCGCCCTGACGTCCGTGTCAAGGCGCTCAATCGCTTTGGTAATGTTGTTCAACACCCAGCCGCCAAGAAAAGCAATTAGGCCAAGAGCAACGTTGATGATTTGTTGGGTATCCATTATTTTGCCAATTAGTTAAAACTTAATTATGCACTATTTTGCCAATGCGTTTTGAATTTCTTCGCCATCTGGGCGTAACATATTACGCTGGAATGCGCGGGTCTTCGGACCCTGGCCACCACGTTGCACGGGGCGGGCACCTAATGCATCTTGCAACTGTTCAGCCAAGTCTAGCATCCGCTCACGATTTGCAACAGCAGCCGATTTGGCGCGGGCATCCGCAGCACGGGTAGCAATCTGGTCAAAGGCTTGCGCTTCTTGGCGTGCCTTGGCAATTGCACCGTCAACCCATGCACGATCTTGCATTTTGCCGGTAATTTGTTGCGGCGTTAATTTGCCAAAGATTATTTCACCTTGTGCAATTGGCATCCCCTCCAACAGACTTTTACCCCATTGAACTTTTTCTACTGCTGTCATGTCAAATGCACGGCCTAAACGCATTTTTTCTGCGGCGGTAACGGCGGCTTTGTTTGCGCCTTCTATGATTGCAGGCGTTGCGCCCTTAATGCCTTTGGCAATTTCAGGCAGACCGGTCAATGGGTTAATCTGCAACTCAACTGCACCACTGGTTGGGCGGCGCGCGGCGGCTTCAGCAGCCGCTTGCTGGGCTTCGGCCTGCTGGCCCAATGTGCGAGACATTCCCCCAGCGCGTTGTTGCTCGACACGCAAAGCGTTCATGGTTGCGGCGGCGCTTGGGGCAGGCAATCCGTTGCGGATGTCTTCAACGCCAGGCGTTACTTTTGCCGCATACTGATTGGGCTGCATTACAAAGTTAGGCTGGTATGGGCCTTGACCAGGCATCAAAACCTCAACAGGCGCTTCGTACGGAACGAGAGACCGGTTTTGCGGAATTGGTTGCATGGATGCGGCCAATTGATTAACTGGAATTCGCATGTCGCGCAAATTTAAACCTGCTTGATAGCCAGGCGAAGCCAT